GTGGTTAGTATAGCTGCAATATTTCTTATTCTTTTTGCAACCTTAGGCGTTTCCGCATTCCATTGTCTAGGAAGGTCTTTTATAAATTCTATAATCTGTTTCATATCAATAAATTATTAATATTAAATATCAACTATGTTTTTTGCCCATTCGGCAAAGGAGTTAAATGCTACATAATCTTCATCCAGCGGATTAGATATTCCTTTTCGTAAAGCTGCCTCTCTAAAATCTGAATCATATTCAGTGCAGATGATAGCGGCTATACAACTATCACGTGTTACGGGATTTTTTACCCTTATAACGCTGCATTCGAAGCTGTTATCAACTTCTGTTATTTCTAAATGTACAAGGCTATAACCTGTACCTAAATCCTGAATTATTTCAGGTTTCGTCTCAAAAACTTGCTTATCCATATTCTTATAGTTTAAATTGTTCCTTGAAAATAATATCCTCTATCTTGTAAAATGACAACATCAGTGAGCGGCAATTCCGATCTTGGCACTTTTTCCAGCACTGAAATTAAATACTGATAACTTCCGCAAATGAAAAGCTTTTCGCCATTGTGAAGAACCTGCATGTCTACCCGCATGCGATCGTTTTTGATAGAGGGCAAAATTCGGAAATCAAGGATTTCTATCTTTTCTCCTACTACCTTATCGATCTTTACCTTTCGGCCATCGAACGGCCTTTCTATTTTAATTCCTAAACTTGCCAGATTTCCCATGTGCTCATTGTTTTTGTTTATTACTTTATCTATTAAATTGTGACTATTGCAATGCTTAAGTATCCCGTTATAACTAGCCATCGATTCCGGGTGATTCCGCCTTTTTATCATAGCTTTCTTTATTCTTTTACGAACTAAGGTATAACCGGGATAAAAAACGTATCCTCCCATGTCTATCCCTTCGTGTACAGGAAATATTCGGCGGTTTTCTTTCATTTCAAGCTTCAGGTTATACCATAGGTAGTTTCTTATTCGCCACATCCATTGATGTAGCTCTTTCTTGCTGTCTGAAAGTATTAGTCCATCATCCGCATAACGGAAATAGTGTTTTACCTTCAACTCCTCCTTAATGAAGTGATCCATTCCTCTAAGTATTAGGTGGCTTTCCAACTGAGAATCAGGATTCCCGATAGGTAGCCCTTTATTGCTATAGTTTTGCACGTCCAATAGCCATAATATGCCTTCGTCCTTGCAGTCTTTTCTATAGCATTCGGCCTGTATGTCGTTGTCTACAGAGGGATAAAACTTCTTTATGTCCCATTTTAGAGCGTAAATAACTGAATGAGATAATAACGCTCGTTTAATTTTTCTAGCCATGTTATGGTTTCTATCTCTACTGACTATGCCCCTGCCTTCTATGCAATTGTATGAATCAAAAGTCAGGCTCTTAATCCATCTTTCGCTCATTACATTTAATAAGCAGTGCTGCACTATTCTATCGGGATAAAAAGGCAGTTTGTGAATTTCCCTTATTTTCCCTGAAGAAGTCATTTTATTAAAAATATCGTATTTGCTGACGCTGTATTCTTTGTTTTCCAGCATATACTTTATCTTCTCATTTAATTCTTCTGAATTATTGCGGTACCATACCACTTCCTTACGGTGGCTTTTACCCTTAAGTGCTTTTTGGGCCGCTTTTTGAATATTTTCAGTACTGCATAATTCGCCGTACTTGTTTGTTATTCTTTTCATTCTTTTTCCGTGTAAGCCGCTTATACTAATTTTCGTTTTACCTACTAGTAAGCATCTACCCTCTATTGATAGCTTGTTTGTTGTTTTTCGCCTTACTGGCGAGGCTCTCATATGATGCAGCATTTAATTTAATACACGTTAGCTGCCAGCGATATTCGTATTCGCATTCGAGGGCGCATTATTCGCATTGCAATTACGCAAAGACGCATAACCATTATTCGCATTCGCCCCGAAATACACACCGAAAATGAGCCGCCTTTTTTCAACCATCCGTTAAGTTATTTAACGGATGGATTTAATCCAATGCGCCATCCTTTCAGGATGTTATAACGCCACTCGGAAGCCGCCAGCGATAAACGTAAGCGCAGTCGAGGGCGCATTACCCGCATAGCAAAGACGCAAAGACGCATAACCATTAGCCGCAGGCGCCCCGAAATACACACCTTTACAGGCTTTCTTTCCTGCAGCGGCGGTACCGGTACGATAAGAGTAAAAACACTCAGCTGTATGCAATCCTCCGCCTGTCGTTTTTGGAAAGAGAGAATTATTATTAGCTCGTAATGTCCAACTCTCACCGCTTGGTAGACTTCCTACTTTATCATATACGATTTCCAAAGCAGAACTTTCTCCTGCCGATTTTTCTGTAACATCCGTATCGGTTGTTATTTTAGCTACATCCGTAGTCTGGTAAAAAGTGTAATTTGTGTTATCGGTCGTGCAATCTAATCCACTATTCCATCTGTACAGGTGCCCCCAGCCCGCTTGTGTGCCTTTGATTATAACAGATTCCAACAAATAGGTAATTGGCATATCCGTAACCGCAACGGCGTTGGTTACATCATATCCCGTAAAGGATACAGTGACTGTTTTTCTTACTCTTGCTGTCATTTCCCCGGCTGAAATCCCAGAATATCCCGCTATATCAACGTAACTATAAGTTCCGCCATCATAATTAAAATCGGTGTTAGCCGCTATGTTGTTGGCTTTTGCGTAACTTAAAGCTAATTGCGCCTCCAGCATTTTTAATAGCGGCCTATTATTATTTAGGAGCACCCAAAATGTCACGGCGGCAACGCCACTCCCTGAACTAAATCGAGATGATGAGATTTGATAATAGCTATATATTCCGCCAGTGTTGGTTACTCTTACGCCTGTTTGAGTACCCCAATTGGCGGCGGTGGGCGTTGCGTCATTGGAACTAATGGCTTTACCACATATCGAATTGTTGTGATAATCTTTTGTTTTAAACTTGATACATAGTAAGGTATGCCACACATCTATATCCAACCAAAAATTGTTGCAATATGGAAGGTTTTTTGAAGTGTCTACATTCTTTGCTCTTGCATAAGCTTCGAAATCAAATCTTGATAGATTAGAAGTAATGCATCCCAGACCATCAGCCAGATAGCTAAGATTAACGCCTGTTCCTCCTGTACCAACCAATGTATTATCTCTGATACAGCGTTGTTTTCCGTCTTTGATTACAGAGAAATCAACACATACGCCATGTGCAGGAATCTCTATAGCTACATCTCCATCATACATAAAAGGTACTTTACCAACTAATCTACGCTCGTAAGTTTCGTTAGTACCTCCTAGGATGGCATAAAAAGATGAGGGGTTAACCAGCATTATATCGCTACCATCATCGGTTACGTTCGTTCCGTCAATGATAATGTTACTTGCTGTACCATCTTCCATTAAAAACCAATTGGATTGATTTAGATAGCCCGTTACTACGCCGTCTTTGACTTTAGCGACTTTAAACATGTCTAAAATAAAATGGTTGGACTGATATGTGGTATCTCCTATCCATCGCGTCATTCCAGGATCAAGACCACGAGTAAATTCAACGCCGTATAATATCGCCGATTTTTTTTCTAGCTCTTCGATTTGAGAAGTGTGCGTAGTAGAGGTGGATTCTAATGTTACTATTCTTTCGGATACAGTACCGATAAATTCCTCTCTTGCCTGTTCTGCTGTAACACGTGAGGCCTCGGCTGTTACCCTTGCGGCTTCATTCGTTCCCCTAGTTGTCTCGGCGTCCGTGCGTGCGTTTTCAGCTGTAACACGATTAGATTCATTTGTTCCTCTTGTGTGTTCAGCCGTGTTTCTTGCCGTTTCGGCTGTTACCCTTGCGGACTCTGCCGCTGTACGGGCGGTTTCATTATTGGATCTAGTAGTTTCCGACGTTACCCGTGAGGTCTCCGATGTAACACGAGAAGATTCTGCACTACCTCTTTCCGTCTCGTTAGATAATCTGGTAGATTCATTCGTGCTTCTAGTTGATTCCGATGATGCACGTTCTTGTTCTGCCGTTACTCTTGCTTGTTCTACGGTTATTCTAGATTGCTCCGCTGTAACACGACCTGATTCTTGTGAAATGCGGGTTGTCTCATTACTTACACGAGCGTTTTCTGCCTCAACTCTGTTAGTCTCAGCTATAAGTCTAGCCTGTTCGTTTGAGACTATTGTGGTTGATGATAAAATAATATCTTCTCTACTAACAACTTCTTCACTCCATTGTACCAAATCAAATGCGACTACGTCTATCTTATAATGCTGTAGACCATCATCAAAATCAGTATCTGGTTTATCATAATCTAATACTATATAATATCTTCCGATGTAAGATACATCTTCTTTTGAAATCATTACAGTAATAGTATTCCCATTTATACTGAAATCAGTAATTGGCTTTATATAAGTATCTTTTCTAAGTCCGATACTTATTGCGATATTTGTTGCATTCGAGAAATCTTCTGGGTCTGTCCCTGC